TTTTAGTTAAATAATTTGCTAAGAGCATTTTAAGTAAAGGACTGTTTAAAAGTCCACCACCTTCATCGCCTCCGCCAACAACTTGACTTAAAAGACCTGCTAGTCCACCGCTTGTATTTCCGCCTCCTTCTTTCCCAGAAGCTTTACCTAAAAGTATTTGTTCTAAAAGACCTTGTTCATCACCACTACCTAAAAAAGTTTCTTTTAAAGACGGTCCTATACCTAATCCAAATATACCTGTGTTTTCGTTTAAGTATTCTTGCATTGCATCTGAATCTACTCCTTGAGGAATTACAGTAGTAGTAGCAGTACCGTCATAAAGTTTGTCTCCAAAACTAGGGTCTATTTCTAAAAGATTTGCAAAAAGACTATCTGAATCATACCCTATAGGATTTATAGTGTTGTAAACAGAATCTGGATCGTTTTGTAAAGAATTGTAGAGATCAGCAAAAGCTTCATCGGAACCTATTAAATCAGCAAAAGCTGATTCTGAACTAGAAGTATCTACACTAGGAGAACCGCCTCCTGAATAAATATCTTGGTCGTCGTCTCCCCCAAAGATAAAATTTCCTAAACTAGATGTATAAGGACTACTTCCTAATAAACTTTCTAAACCTTGTATAATCAATGACATAACATTACCTATATTATCGTTTTTTCTATTCGTTGTCTTGTTTGTTAGAAGCCCCAAAGTAAAAAGATATAATAGCACTTGCTAAACCACCAAGGTAGCCTAGTACAAGGTTTATCAATGCTTCTGAATTTTGCTCTGGAGGTTGCAGAGTCACTAAAAATATATAGCCCATAAACCCTCCTACAACAAATATACCTATTATCCTAGCTGTCCAGTCTTTACTAAACTTTCCTCTAGCATCCTGTACATCTGCAGTTTCCAATGCAAATAGATCTATATCTAGCTTTTTCATCTGGACTTCAAAATCAGCTTCTACTTTCTTTAACTGCGCTAGTTGCTCAGGAGTAGCTGTCTCCATGGCCTTTTGTATTTTCTTTGGCTCAGGATCGCATCCTAATACTTCAGAAATCATATTCGCAGCCATACCACCCATAGGCCCACCTAATGCGGTTCCTATTGTTGGAGCTACTGTACCTACTAACGTTTTTAATAATCCTAGTTTCATTAACACTTCCACCTTCTGCGCGCTTGCCTAATCCTTGAATTAGGATTGTTTCTAGTTTTAGCAGAGCTCTTTTTGAGCTGGCCCGCAGATCTTGCGCAATAAGATTTACGTCGTTTAGCTGCCTTACTACCTTTCTTTACTTTACCTGTTACCGCAGTTTTTAACTTTGATCCAGGGTTGGCTTTCCTATAGGCTTTTACACCTTTCTTAGTCATGCCCGCACCTTTCTTGGTAGGACGGTAGTTACCGCCTTTACCAGTCGTTTTGCGTATTGGCTTAGCCTTTTTTCTTGCCACGTTTTTTCTTTAATTTCTTAAAGTCCGCACCTGTAATCTTATTACGAGGCTTAGCAATTCTAGCTAGTTTCTTTTGTTTTGGAGATAACTTCTTAGCCATTATTTTTTCTTTTTCTTTTTAGGAAATCCAGCCTGCATATTCTTATATGCTTTTGTGCTTATAGTAGATTTCTTTTTAGTTCTACTTGTACCAGCTTTCTTCCTAGCGTTTATATTTGCGTACAGCCCTTTTTTTGCTGCCATTATGGTCTCCTTAATGATTTTTTATAGTTTGACACAATTTGTGTTTTTTTCTTAGTTTTTTTAGCCATTCAACATTTTCTCCCTAAGCCTTACAGCTCGGTCTCCGACCTGAGTTGCCCACTTACTGTCCATCATTTCGACAGCAGCTGTTTCCCAATCTTGATCTTTTGCTGCGGCTAAAAACTTTTTAAATTTGCTCAGTCTAGGATAACCTAGATTAAAACACATGTTAGCCAGTACACGTTGTCTCGTATCATTAAGACCTCGCCACCACTGCATGTTTTTATCTAATTCTTTGCATACGATGTCTACGTCTGCATTTAGACAATCCTTAACTCTTTCTTCTGATACAGGTGTTCCTAAAGGTTGTCCGTGTTCTTCGTCTCTTTCTGTAATTAAATGACCTACACCAAATGTAGCATATCCAAGATGATCATTATAAATCTCATGAATAACACCTTCATCTAACATAAGCTCTTCTAATAATCTAACTCTGTCCATCATATCGTTATTGTTGTAGCTCCACCCGTTGACACTGTTATTTTGCCTAAAGAAGCAACGCCTTCTACCCCGAACTGTTCTCCCTCGTATAGTGTTATCCATTGTTCACCATTCCATAGTTGTAGTTCTTGCGCTGTTAAATTCCATATAATGTCGCCTTGTTGGAATTTGTTTTCATTACGCTGTGTTTCATTAACCGAAAGAGTAGCGTCTAAATCTACCTTATTAAGGCTAAGTTCTAATACTCTAACTAACCTGTTAAATGTATCAGGAGATATTTCGCCTATGGCTATTGGAAGTTTTGTTTCTAGAATTTTAGCCATTATCTTCTACCATTTACTTTGAGGTCCATACGAGTAGCTCCAACTCTAAAACCAACTCCTAATCTTGCTCCTAGACTATTATCATCGTCAGACTCAATCCTAAGCGCTGCTTGTCTGGCCCTAAGTCTAGTATCTATTTTTGTAGTAGTTGCTGTGCAAGTGTTTGTCGAGTCGGTAGCTAAGCTTTCGCCTGGATAGTTTCTTTGTTTCAATACAAAGTTAATTGTCTGGCCTGAACCACCACTACCTGTAAATTTAACATCAGGAATAATTTTGCTAATTGATTGAAACTGCTCTCCGTTTCCTAATGCAAAGTCGCTGGATTCTATAAACACATTATCCATTGGAGAACCATCATCATCGTTACCTGTTTCATGATTATATAAATATCCTACATCGTTTGTGCTGTACGTAGCCATAGGAGTATTAAATATACCTTCGTCCAACCATGAGCTTCTTGTAAGTTGTCCTATGCTCCAGGCTCCATCCTCATAGTTATATACAACATACCTATTAATAACTTCAGAATCAGCTGAGCAATAAAACCATCCTACTTCATCAAACTCTTTGTTTACAAAACCAAATACCTGAAAAGCTTGTCCTTGGTTAAAATCGCTAAAGACATAATTTTGAACAGTACAAGGAATATCTTGAACAGCACCTGAATAAGTATAAAAACCTTTTTTATCCATCCAAAATATACCTTTGGGTGTGTTGACAGCTCCATTTGGAGAAATTAATCCAACACCTTCATTAACTAAATTTATGCCAAAAGTAAAAGGCTGACCGATAAAGGTCATTGAATACAAAGCTGTGTCAGTCCATATTAAAGTTTCTTGTCTTGCTCTAATAGCTCCGATAATTTGTGATCCTGCGGAAAGTCTAAAAGATCCTGCGGTATTGGTAGCTAAAGGTTCCCAAACGGCTGCGTTTTCTTGGTCGCTCCAAGCAACCAACATAGGGTCTAAAGCTCCTGATCGCGAGCTTCCTGATATTGGATCAGCGCCTAAACAAACAACATGTCTATCAATGTCACTGACTAAAACTTGCAAGGCTAAGGTAGGAGTTAAGTTTGCTCCTGACAGACTTGTTAAAGGTATTGCTCTAGTCGTTCCTAATGTAGCTGCGCTAGTGTCAAAATAATATATGCCACCTGCTCGTACATTCATGATTAGATCTTCACCAAAATTATCATGAGACCATAGACGTAATTGATTAGCACTTGTTAAGGCTGTTGTTGAGCCCCAAGTTCCTGCACCCCAAGTTCCTGCACCCCATCCTGAAGACTCTACATAAGTATCTAGTCCTACGTTAATTTGATACGCTCCTACAACAGAACTTCCGCCGTTACCACTATCACTACCGTTAGCTGTTACTGTTGCGCCAGAAGTATCTTTAGCTGTAATCGTATAAGTACTGACACCTGTAACTAAAAGTATTTGATATTCTTGATTTAAAACTGTAGCAGTTATAGTTCCACCTAAACTAGCAGCGCCACTAAACGTGACAAAATCATCAGTTACTGCGCCATGGTTTGTGTCTGTAATTGTAATAGTTGAACTGCCGTTAGTTGCTGCAAAAGTAACATCGCCTGCAGATGTGGTTTCTCGAAGAGGAGTAATGTCATAAAAGTTATCCCCTTCTTTT